TTAAGATCCTTTACACCAAACGATTTTTCTGCCATTGCGCTAGTCTTTTTTAGTATTTATTAAGAGAACTTTATCTCAACTCCACCACTAATCTTTAGATTAGGTGAGTTTGTAATAGTGATCTCAGGTTTTTGTGGTTCGGAAGGTGAACCAGTAGGGGCATCCCATATTACAACAGGCCCTTGGCCATAACTTTGTACTGAAGCAACATCTTCCCATGCTTGTGTTGTTGCAGTGAATGATGTAATGTTTTGACCATAATAAAATCTGTCTGGATCTTGAGTACCACATTGGTTCTTCAACCAATCTTTTAGTTCTCTCCAAGTCCATCCTCTATTATATTGTAGTTTAGTAACTAACCAACCAGCACATGTAGGACAACCAGAACTAGTGCCACTAAAGTTGATATCATATGGAGTCAATGACAACCCACTATATGTTTCTGGGTGAACATATGTTTGGTCTACGGCTTCACCATCACAAGTCAAGGTCTGATCAGCAGCACCATAACAATCAATACCTGTTCCCATATCACTATAGGAAACTTTAGTCTCCTTATAGTCTGTGTTGGTGCCATATCCACCAGAAAAGTAATTATCATTCAATGCACCAATATTGATAGCAGCATACTCAGTTCCAGCAGTAGATAATCCAGATGTAGTCTTACCTAAAGACTGTGGCCATCCTCTTCTATTGATAGTGTTGTAACAATTCAACCCAAATTCAGTATGAGTTGCAGATGCCAAGGCAACACTATCGCCTTGAGAAGTTGTAGCCCAATAGTTATTAAAGTCTAAGTCGCCAGGACTTTGTTGTGTTTGATTACTATTACCAGCAGCACAAACAAAAATTACTCCAGCATCAGACATTTCTTTACCAGCGGAGGTAACAGAACTATCTACCATCTCTCCTTTACATCTACTACCATCACCATATGCACCTAGTACATCAAAGAAAGCTGGTTCAGTTCCACTATTATATGATGTTCCTGTTACTGTTCCATCTATAGCTGCTGGTCTGTACCAATAATATCCACCATTATGAATGGTGCTTGCTCTATAACCCCAACTATTACTTGATAGTGTGGGGTTTTTATCTGAATTTTGTTTCCCAGATGTTACTGAATGTCTGTCATAGTTTGGTTTGTATAGATGGAATAACTTTTGTACATCAAATTGACTACCATTAATCCCAGCATCGTAACTACCTATACCATTGATAACCCACCTGTTGGCATTGTATGCAGAACCATAGTTCTTACCAAATACTTGTCCAGCACATTGACTTCCGTGATTAGTTCCATTAGTTGGCTTTGCAGTCTGACTACCGTTACATCTGGCTCTGGTGTAGAAAGTGCTAATGCCACTTGTAGTACCAATAGTAGAGAATCCTACTGATCTTTGACTTGCATCAGACCACCATGATCTTGCAGCAGAATCTATAGGAACTGTTGTACCATCCCAACGTTGTGTCAATAGAGATGGATTGTTATTGAAGAAGTCTGGGTCAATATAATAAGGAGCATCGAGAACTAGATCTAGAACACCACATGTGCCTGGTGTTGTAGATATACCACTCCATGTCAATGCGTTTCCTGTTGACCATCCTACAGGATCATCAGGAGTAGTACAAAACTCTGGATGTGCAATCCAAAAACCATCATCCGATACGATTGCATCTACGCCAGTCCCATCTCCTAATTGAAATACGTCTTGTTCAAATATTAAATGATCGTTTCCAGTCACTCCAGTTGATGTTGCATCCCAAGGGTTTTCTTTTTGTGTATGTCTTAGTATAGTATATCCAGTTCTGTTCTTATCTGATGCACCAATACCAGCTTGAGATGTTGGTGGTGTTGATGGTGCAGTATTCCATGCTCTATAGTTGGATACCGACTTACCAAATCTAGCAATCTTTTGTACACTAGAAGTAATGTCTCTAGGATCTGGATGATAGTTGCCTGGATATACGTCATAGTCAATACAGACAAACTCTACCTTCTCATGTTTTCTTAAGTCTTCTGCTTCCGCATCAGTTAACATGTAAGTTGCTCTGGTATCACTATGTTCTTTTTTATCAGGGCATACTATTGTTGGATCAGGAATATTATCTTCCAGTGATCCATCTTTTTCGAGTTCTTCATGTATGAATACCCAGTCATCTTTACTATAACATTTGATTGAATAGGCTTTCTTGTCATCAGCCCCAGTTGGAACGACGGCCAGATTCGTCCTATCAATAGTATTATTATTATCTGTTCTAATCATATTCCTTGAATTAGAGTCTTAATGAATCTATATGTAGATAAACCAGAGATACCTGTCTCTGGAGTAAATTTAATTTGTACATCACCACTACTTATTGTAGCTGCAATAGATACCTGTTGTTCTGGTGAGTACATGATACCGTATTCTTGTGAGAACGCAGTAGTGCCATCGTGCATTACGAGAACTTTTTGTGATTGTCTGTATGTTCCTAGACCAATCATGAATGTGTACTCAGCACCAGAGTAACTTGATGCTGCGAATGAATCTATTTGTGCTTCAACTCCAGCAGATGCGGTGTATGTTCCAAATCCAGTAGTAGAAATACTTCCTCCACCCCCACCTGATGCGGTGATTGTGATGGTTGCGTCTTGACCAGAACCAGTTGCAGTAACTCCAGAACCAACAAAGTTAATTGAAGTGATACTAGTTGCAGTACCAACGTTAGTTCCCTCTTCTTTAATGGTGATACCATTAATACCACCACCAGCACCACCAGCTGCTGGAACCCATGATGATCCATTCCATTTTAATACATCATCATTATTTGGTGCATTACTGGAAACGTTAGAAAGATTTCCTATGTTTTGACCAGTAATATTTGTGAGATATCCAGCACCAGCATGATCTCCCCATGCATATGCAGACTCATACTGTGTGATATCAAGGTTAGTTATTTGAGTTGCAGCACCTGTGAATGGAACTGCTCCTGCCAAGTTGACGGTTGCAACTCCGCCACTATAAGTTACTGTACATGCGGCACCAATAAAGTTAACTGTCTGTGCAGTACCAACGGTAGATCCTTCCTCTTGATATATCATACCAGAGATACCACTACCTCCACCACCTGATGAAGTGACTGTTACAACACCAGCAGATGCAGCTGATACTGCAAGGTTTGTACCAAAGTTAATAGTACCAATGGTTCCTACGAGTGTGCCATCGTCTCTGATGATAATACCACTACCAGATGCAGTGATACCAGTTAGTCCAGATCCATCTCCTACAAAACTTGCACCAGTTACAATTCCTGTTGCATTGATATTATCAACTAGGATGTCTGGTTTGTCAGTCAATCCAGCAGCAACAGTCGCCACTCCAGCAGTGTTTGCATATGAGACAGTGATGTTTGATATGTTTGTTCCATCTCCATAGAACGAAGTTGCAGTAATAACACCAACTCTATAGTGTTCAGTTCCTGTTCCTACAGTACTATCAGTATTCTTATTAAGAAGTTCTACCCAACCATTATTACTGAGGGATAGAGTATTTCCTTGTCCTGTATGGTAATGACACCAGTAGTATAGTGTATTAGGAGCAGCTGCAACTGGAGTCCACTCTATTCTACGAGTAGTTGCAGAACTAAATCCACTAACGTATCCAGCCATGGTGACGGTAACACCATCTAACTTATAGGTGACACCCATCATGTAATGAGATCCACCAGCCAACTCTCCATCTAGAGTTGTACTGAACATCAATGGATGTTCTTGACTGTTATAGTTTACGTTACTTGCATCATCTTGATTTAAGATGTAAGTACCACCTCTTGCAATGGGGAATGAGCCTGGTTTTTCTACACCATTAAAGTAGAATACACCTGTTGCTTGACCACCCACAGTGTCGGTACTGACTGTAACATTGATTGTGGTTCCTATATTATGAGCAAAATATGCCTTGTTAAATTCATGAACATGAGCAAACTGACCATGATTGATTCCAGCAGCTGGTAGATCATTGTAATTAGTCCATAGGTGAGGTAGAATATTACTTGTTGCAGCTCCGTCTACTCTGCCTTGTAACTTAAAGTTACCTAGTACGTTAAGAGCATATCCTTCTGTATTGGTAGTACCTAAACCAACGTTAGTTGATGTGTTGATACCAGTAGAGTTTGATCTCCAAATACTATCAGTTGATGGTAAGTTACTGAGTCCAGATCCATCACCAGAAAACTTAGATGCAGTTAAGACACCTACAGTGTAGTAGTTACCGTTGTGATCCTGATGAAGTAACTGTCTCCAACCGTTGTAGCCACCCATTGTGGTTCCAGTTGAAACATATGCAGTCTTAGTATTATTTGCATAAGCAAACATACCTCTCCAACTTGTTGCAGTAGGCATATCACCTGTTGCATCAAAGTCGAAACGCATTTTACTGCCTTGACCAGGCATTGTTACAATACCAATCGCAGAATTGATATTGTCGATAACAATAGAAGGAGTACCTGTTAAATTCTGTGCGACTGTGGCGATGCCAGCTGTATGTGCATACCCAGCCATGGTTGAGAACCCTGCATTGGCAACGTATGATGCGATACCAGCTACCTTTGCATACTCGGCTACTCCTGAGTTGGTTGCAACTCCAGATGCAGATGCGTATGTTACAATACCAGCGACTGTGGCGAAGTTTGCACTGATGGCTAGAGTTGCTGTATCAGCAAACCCAGCAGTTGTTGCAGTGGTTGACACTCCAGAAACGTTTGCGTACGCAGATGTAGTAGAGAATCCAGAAGTAAATGCAAATCCTACAGTATCAGCAGCAGAAACTGTGACGTTTCCACCAAATACTTGTGTGACAGATATATTTTTATCTAAGTTTATACTCTGTGCAACACCAATGAGTGTTCCACTATCTTTTATAACAACACCTTGACCAACTGCGGTCACACCTGTTAGACCAGAACCATCTCCAACAAATGTTCCAGTTGTAATACCTGTTAACTGTGCATTACCAGACACATATAGAGATGCAGTAGGTAAAGTTGTTCCTATGCCTACGTTCTTACTTGTGTATATTCCTGAGTTCCCTGCCTTAGTCCAAGTACCAGCACTCCCTGCATTGGCACTGAGGTTTGATCCATCACCAAAGGTAGTATATATTTCCGAAAAGTTTGCGTTGACCTTACTAGCACCCAAGGCTAGGGAATCTCCCAGTCCATCGTTCGGTGTGAATCCAGTAAATATTCCCTGACGAGCCATTTAGCTAAAAAATTATAGAGTCCCTGTCTTCTATTTATTGATATAATAAATACGTTATGATAGCTATACTGTATCCTTTCAAAATGGACAAGAATTTATCTGAAGCATACTCTGCAATTTACGAATCATCTTTGACATCTGGCAGTTCAGATGGTAATTATCATGATGTAGGTAGTGGTGACTATAGATCAAAAGATCAAATTGTGAGAATGAACAACGATCCGAAAGGAACTAAAAAATACGGTAGCAAAATGATGAAGAAAGTGGGTAATACTATGAATGATCTTAAAATTCCAACCGTAAGGAAAAAAAATGAATCTCTTGAACCAGAAATGGACATGGTTGAAGAGAAGAAACCTCTTCCTAAAAACAAGATGTATCGCAAGGCTGGTAATCTAAGTCGTAAAGCACTCAGTAAAGGACTTGATAGTGAAGAAGGTAGTAAGGCACAGAAAAGATCAGAGAAAATTGTTAGCACTATATCTACTGCTGACGAAAAGAAAAGATTTGATAACATGAAAACTAAAAAATCAGAGTTGTATAATGATACAACAGGTAAGTTTAGACAAGAGTGGGAAACACTCAAGCTTATAGAGACTGAAAATCATAGAGAAAAGTTTGACACATGGTTGGAAAGTATAGTAGAAGAGGGATATGATATTGAGAGATGGACTGATGAAGAGTTAGTTGACACATTTATTAATGAGAATGATCTTTGGGATTCTAGAGAGTCAGTAGAGACTGCACTCTTTGAATCAGATAAGAAAGGTAAAGGTAGTGGTAAAAAAGATGCTTGTTACAAAAAAGTAAAAGCAGCTAGTGATGTTTGGCCTTCTGCATATGCATCAGGTAGATTAGTTCAATGCCGTAAAGTTGGTGCTGCAAACTATGGTAAGAGTAGTAAGAAGGAAGACTTCTCTGATTGGAGAGATGAGATTGGATTACTTGATGAAGATAAAAAACAGTCAGATAAGTTTTATGCTATTGCAAAAAGGAAAGGTGAGCAGAGAAGAAATTCTTACGAGTATAGAAAAAAAGGTAGTTTTGGTGTAGGTAAGAATGAAAGAGCTGCATACAATCTAGCGCAGGCATCAGTCAGTAGAAATAAGGATCTAGACTCTCAAGGTGGCCCACAAACAGGTGGTGGATCAAAAGACTTTGGATATGCCAGCAACAAAAAGAATCCTATAAAATCTAAGAGTGTTGGTGATACAGGTGCAATAGGACATAGGAAGAATAGAGACCAGAAAATCACTACTAAGAAGGATGGAAAGACACCTTTGAAGACTCCTCGTTACAAATTGAATATGGGTCAAAGGGTAGATCATCATAGTTCTAGAAGATTTGAACTAAAAAATCCTGACAAGAACCCTAAGCATGAGGCAAATAAAAAATCTTTAAAGGATGACTATAGTTATGTAAATGATGTTTATCTAGAATCAGTGAAGGATTATGGTAAAAAGGTGAGTATACCACTTCCTAATATTAAAGCTTTAGGGCCTTTAAATCCAAGAAACTTTAAAATTAATGCTGTAGGGCCAGAAAAAGATGGTGGAATTACCAAAGGTAATCCTATCAAAGGAACAATAAATCGTCTTGGATATACTGATCAAGGTAAGAATAATCCAGTCATTAAAAATGTAGAAAAGGCAAAAAAAGTTATTCCAAGTGCAATGAGTAAAGTGGATAAACTTAATAAAATGGCTGATAAATTACCTAACACAGTAAAGACTGCGGCTAAAATTGGATTGGGTGCTGGTGCTGCTGTGCTTGGAGCAAAAGCTCTTCATGATCGTAACAAGAAAAAGAAAGAAGAAAAAAGTAAACAAATGGCTTACGCTCATCATGAACCAGAAGGTGAAATGATTAATGAATTTAAAACTGGTGGTAAAGGAACTTTGATTAGACAAGGTATAAAACTCGGTGGAAAACAGGGGGGCAAAAATGTCCAGAAGGCAACTACTGCTGCTACTGCTGCAGGCAAAGTACAAGCTGAAAAATCAAGACAACCAAACAAAGATAAAATGGTTGGTTCTGGAAAGTATGAAAAGATAGGTTCTACGATTGGCGGTGCTGCTGGTACGGTAGGAGGATTTTTTGTTCCAGACGGGCCCGCTATGGTTGCTGGTGAGATTGGTGGTAACATAGTTGGCGGCGCCGTTGGTGGTAAGATCGGTAGACAGTTTGATAAGATGGGTGCTAAGAAAAATAAATGATATGCCAGCAGTCTCAAAAAAACAACAAAGACTCTTTGGGCTTGTTAGAGCGGCTCAAAAAGGTACTCTCAAAGGCAAAGCGTCGCCACAGGTTCAAAGAATTGCTTCCAGCATGAAGAAAAAAGATGTGAAGAAATTTGCATCTACTAAACATAAAGGCTTACCCAATAAAAAAGTGAGAAAAGAATCATTCAACGAAGATTACGTCAAGGAACTAGAAGATGGTCTAGTGAAGATGGAGTACCCTGCCTATGATGAGGTAGATAAGTTGATGCAGAAGATTGC